CCCTGTCGCAGGGAAAATCGCAGGTTTCGTCTTGGCCAATTCGCTCTGCCAGGTCTGCCATGGGATGCCGATCCCGCGCAGGGACGGGGGCCCTACGAGACTCCCGGTCTGCGGCTGTGAAGTCCCAACGCAGTATCCCGTCGTGCAGGCAGATTCAGCCAAAGGGAAAGACCTCATCCTCTGCGGTTCGGGTCCATCTCTTCCCAAGGTCAAGAATCTTCTCAAAGTCCATCCAGCGGCGGATGTGTGGGGCTGCAATGACGCCCTGATGTGGCTCACCCGGCGTGGCCTCAAAGTCACCCACGGCGTAGGGATCGACCAAAGCCCTGACCTCTACACCACCTGCTGGACCGAACCGCCGGCGGTTACCTATCTCCTGGCCAGCTCCGCTAGTCATCAACTCTTCGCCCATCTGATCCGCTGGAGGCATCGCGATCGTATCCGGATCTTCCACAGCTTCGTGGGCTTCGAGGGGGAAGAGGAGCTCTACAAACTGCTCTATGCACCTGCTCCCTTGGTTGGTAGCGGCCTGAATGTTGTCAATCGCTCGATTCCGCTGGCGATCTTCATGGGCTATGAAACCATCTACGTCATCGGGGCCGATTGCGCGCTCGGTAAGAATGATAGCTTCCATGTGGGGGAGACGACCCCGGAGACTGGCATTATCCTCCGCGGCAAGGTGAACGGGAAGCGGTGGGCGACCAAACCCGACATGCTGGCGAGCGCTTGTGATCTCGTGCGCCAGAAATGGGATAGGGGGGAACGGTTGCAATTGATGGGCGATACCCTACCCAACGCCTTGGTTGACAAGGACGAAGCCTTTCTCATCCGATGTGCCTCATGGGGTGGGCCGGGAGAAACCAGTCGGCCCTTGACGGGATAAGTCCGTAGGGTAGATTCGCAGTACGCTCCGTGCCCTGAAGGCGCGGGGATCATCGGAAGGATGCGGGGGGATAGTGGCCCCCTGCCCGGTTTCGGCCGGCGGCTGCGGTAGGCTCGCACCCGCTGGCTGTTTTTCATCTAGGGGTGGTAGTGCTGCCCCATATCATCGGGTCCGTGACCTAAAGGAGTGGCCAGTGGCCGAGGAAAAGACTTATACGCGCGATGAGTATGAGGGGATGGTTGGCGAGCGCGATGCGCTCAAAGCCAAGCGGGACGAGCTGCTGGATGAAGTGAAGGGTACGCGGAAGCGGCTCAAGGAGTTCGAGGGACTGGACGCCAAAGAGATCCGTGATCTCGTGGCGCGAGCAGCGGATGAGGACCGGAAGCGGGCCCGGGAGACGGGCGATTGGGAAAAGCGCGAAGCCCAACTCATGGAAAAACACGCCAAGGAATTGCAGGCGGAGCGCGATGCCCGGCAAGGGGCCGAACAGGCGGTGGAACGGTATCTCGTGGATGCCGAAGCCATGCAGGCCATCGGCGGCAAGGGATTCCCGAAACTCTTGCTTCCCGTCATCAAACCGAGGCTCAAGGTAGTAAAGGGTGAGGATGGTCACCCTGCGGTACGGGTGATCGATGCCGATGGAACGGTGCGGGTCAAGGTGGAGAAGGGGAAGGCTATTCCGCTCACCGTCACGGAGTACGTAACCGAATTGCGCGAAGATCCCGACTTGGCGGGGGCCTTCGTCGGTTCCGGGGCCAGTGGCAGCGGAGCCAGTCGGGGTGAAGGCAGCGGCGGTGCCGCTCGGACGATTCCAGCGGGCGATGACAAAGGGTTTTTGGCGAACCTAGATAAGATCGCCAAAGGTGAAGTCGTCGTTCAGTCCTAACGGTTCCCGCATGACTGCGGGACATGACGGAGGCAGAATCCAGTGGCGAACTCCCTAACGAATGTCATCCCGCAGATCATGGCGCAAGGGCTCCTGGTGCTGCGTGAGAACTGCGTCACCCCTCGGCTGGTCAACCGCTCGCTCGAGGACAAGGTGGCCGACTTCGGTGACACGATCGACGTGCCCTATGTGGGCAACGCGACGGCCGTCACCGCGGTAGGACAGGCGATCTTTACCAATATCGATATCACCACCTCCAAGGTCCAGGTCGCGCTCAACTTCTGGCGGCGCGCCGATTTCACTCTCAGCGACAAGGAGATCGAGGAAGCGATCTCCGGCTTGATGCCAATGCGGGCGAGCGCCACGATCAAGGCCCTCGGCAATGCGGTCGATTCCTTCATCCTCGGGCTGTATACTGGCATCTGGTCGGCAGGTGGAGTTGCTGGGACCACCCCGTTTAGCGCCACTGTGACGGCGTTCCTGGATGCGCGCACGAAGCTCAACAAGACACTCGCTCCGCTGAGCGAACGATTCGTGATCCTCGACCCGGATGCTGAAGGCAATGCGCTGGGCCTGCCCCTGTTCCATCAGGCCAATCTCCGGGGCGATCAGGGGGGTGTGATCCGGGGGGAAATCGGCACCAAGCTCGGGGCCGATTGGCACATGAACCAGAACATCAAGACCCACTCGGCGGGTACCGGCACGGGCGAAACGACGCATGTCGTGGTCGGTGACTTTACGGCTGGTGCCAGCTCGATCCTGGTCCGGGGCTCGGCCATGACCGGGCTGGTGGTGGGCGATCTCTTTACCATCGCCGCCAAGGCCCAGCAATACGTCGTGAGCTCGACCTGCACGGCGACTGGCACGCTGATGACGATTACCTTCCAACCGTCGCTCGGTGTCGCGATCGTCAGCAATGCCGCGGTGACCTATGTCGGCACGCATGTTGTCAACCTCTTGCTGCATCGGGACGCCATTGCGTGGGCCAGTCGGCCGATGAGCCGGAGCAAGATCCAGGGCCTCGGATCGCTCTTCGAGACCGTGGTCGATCCCCTCTCGGGGCTGGCCCTGCGGTTGGAGGTGACGCGACAGAACAAGCAAACCACCTGGACCTGGGACATCCTGGGTGGTGGGGCGTTGATCCAGCCGGCATTGGGTGCCCGGATTCTGGGCTAAGGGAGCCATTACCGGGGAGGGTTTCGGCCCTCCCCATCCCTTAACCCTGGAGAGCCATGGCGGACCCCACGCTGGTCGCAACGGTTGGCGGGGCGTTGAGTAATAGCTACATCACGCGCGCCAACGCCTCGTTGTATTTCGATACCCGGGTTGCCGCGGAGGTGGCGGAGTGGGCCGCCGCTGTCGATGCCGATAAAGACCGGGCGCTCATCAGCGCTACCTACCGGCTGGAACAGGAAGAGTACGCCGGCGTCGTCAGTGATCGGGACCAGGCCCTCAAGTGGCCCCGGGCGGGGCTGACCGATGAGGACGCTCGCCAGTACGATGATGATGAGATCCCCGAGCCCATCGAGCGAGCGGTCTGTGAGTTGGCCTTAGCGTTGCTCAAGTCCGAGGTCACGCTCGGGGATTCGGGGCTGGAGGGCTTTGAGAATGTCCAAGTCGGCTCCCTCGATGTCACCCCCCGCGCCTCGCGACAGGCTGGGGTGCTCCCGGAACAGGTTAAGCGGTTTCTACGCGGCTTGTGGGAGGATACCGGGAGCCTCACCCGTCCGGTGTACCGCGCATGAGTGTCCTCGATACTCCGCTCCGGCAAGTCGCCAAGACGGTCATTAACCGTTTTGGGATGGCTGTCACGGTCCAGACGATGGCCCGGGCGACGTACAACGTCACGGCGGGATTCTCGACCCTCACCACGACCGCCACTTCGCTGAAGGGATTGCTCTCCGAGTATCACACCCGAGAGATCGGGGATGCTATCAAGGCCGGGGACCGGAAGCTGGAGATCGCGGCGGCGCTCTTATCCACGGCCCCGGATACCGAGGACCGCGTGGTCATTGGGAGTGCGGTGTATCGAATCGTCCGCGTCATCACCCATTGGGCCGGTGGGCAGGCCGCGCTCTATGAGTGCCAGCTCCGGGGGAATGCATGACGGTTGAAGAAGCTAAGGCCATTCTGCGAAATCGCAGCAATCAAGCTGTGCGGATGTTGGCCTTCGAGGCCCTGTCACGGATTGTGCTCCGGACGCCCATCGATACCGGGCGGGCGCGGGGCAACTGGAACGTTGGGGTTGGCAATCCGGACCACGGTGTCAATCTCGTGGGCTTCGATAAGGCGGGCACGGGGACGATCAATCGCGGGCAGGCAGTCCTCGCCGCCGCGGCGCCGGACCAGACGCTCTACATCACCAATTCCCTGCCCTACATCCTACCCTTGGAACATGGGCACTCTGGCCAGGCGCCGGCCGGGATGGTGATGGTGACGCTGGCGGAGCTTCACCACCTGGCCGCGCAAATCGCCGCACGGATTCGGGCGGGCAATCTCTAATGGCCAGCGCCCTCGATACTGCCCGCGTGACCATCGAATCGCGGATCAAGACGCTCTGGGCGGCGGATGAGAACACTACCATCATCTGGCCGAACGATCCCAAAGATCCCCCGACCTCGGGGACCTGGATCGAGCCGTCGATCGTCTGGGGAGATGGGTTCCTGAGTACGAAAGACGGCCGGCAAACGATCACGGGCGTGGTGAGCATCAACGTCTTCGGGCAGGCCGGTAACGGGTTCGGTCCCGTGACGCAATCGGCGGATTCGGTGCGGGATATGGTGAATAGCGTCGAGGTCTCCGGGGTGCGGTTCGGGGTGCCCTCCGGTCCCCGGCGGATTCCCAATCCTGAGAGCAAGTGGGTCCAGGCGAACGTGCGCGTCCCCTTCTCGGTGGACGAAACAGTGTAAGGGAGAACTGACATGGCCAACGTAAGGGGTCAAGACGGCTCGGCCACGGTGGCCGGCAACACCATCGGGGAACTGCGGGACTGGGCGCTCGATGGGGTCACGATCGAGACGATGGACGATACGGTGAAGGGCGACAAGCATCGTACTTTCCTCGGGGGTATCGCGGACGGTGGCACCGCTCGCCTGACCTGCTGGTTGGACGGGGGAGACGCCGGCCAATCCGTCGTCATCGGCTACTTCGCCGCCGCGACACCACAGAGCGCGGCCATCACCGTGGTGCTCACGGCTTCGAGCGGCAAGACCTACACCTTCAGCGCCGTGCCCCAGACCTGGAGTACCGGGAGCCCTGAAGGCTCAGCGCTCTGTCCTGCGACGTTCACCTTCAAGGTCTCCGGGGCCGTGACCGCGGCGTGGGCGTGATCCCATGACGACCTACCGCGGACAAGACGGCCTCCTGATTCTGGGAGGCGAGCTGATCGGCACACCCAAGGCGCGAGCGGCCGTCGCGACTGGTGTGACCGAGTTTGCCGTCACGGGTGGCGGAACCATGACGGGCTTGGTGACCGTAGGCGACATCTTCGCCATTGACGGGGGAACCGACTATACCGTCGCCGGCACCTTCTACGTCGTCAGCACGAACGCCATCGCCACGCTGGTCTTTGCGCCCGCTGTGGCGACCGCGATCGCCTCGAACGCCACCCTCACCTTTCAGAGCCATTCGGTGGCCGAATTGCGGGATTGGGCCCTCGATGCCGCCATCGAGACGATTGAGGACACCGTGAAAGGCGACAAGCACAAGACGTTCAAAGGTGGCGTGGCTGGCCATCGTGGCCGGGCTACGGCTTGGCTCGATGGAGGGGACACCGAACAGGCAGCGCTCTTGGCGAAGATCGCCGCCGGCACGCCCGATGGGACAGTGGCCGCGCTCACGTTTAAGATCGCGGATGGGAAGTATCTCTACGGCGCTGCCGTGCTGTCGAACTTCAGCGCGGGCTCTCCGGAAGGCTCGGCGTTGTGCCCGGTGACCTTCGACTTCCAGATCACAGGGCCTCTGGCCAAGGAGTGGAACTGATGGCAAGGGCGATTGATAAGGTCCGGGCGGCCTACAACGCCGGCAAACGCCAACTCGTGATCCCGGAGTTCGACAATCTCGAACTCTGGTTCGGGCGCCTCACGACCGCCGACATGCAGGCCGTCCTGGCGCGGGAACCCAAGGATTCCTATGAGCAAGATCTTATGCTACTAGTTCACAAGGCCCAGGATGCCGAGGGGAAGCCTGCATTTCAGATGGGCGATCTCCACTATCTGAAGATCGAGGCGGATTACGTCGTCTTGCGGCGGGCAATTGCTTTCATGTACGACGCTACCATGTTGGTCGAGAAGGAGGCTATCAAGCAGATCGATCAGGACCCTTCCTCCGCTTCCGCCTGAGTCTGGCGGAGGCGCTACACAAGACGCTGGGCGAGATCGATGCCCTGCCCCAGCAAGAACTCTTCCTTTGGGGAGCCTATGAACAGTGGAAACGCGCCCATGAGGACTGATGGCTGAGAACGAAGTCATAACGTTTGGGGCGGCGTTCGATCCTTCGGGGGTGGCGCGTGGCGTCACTATTGCTAATCAGAAGCTCAACGAACTTGCCCAAGCTGGGAAACGGAACGAACAATCCTTCGCTAGTGCATCGCTCAGTGCGACCCGATTCAGCGAAAAGGGCGTTGCCACGCTGCGGACCCTAAGTACCGAATCCAAGAAGACCTCCTCTGCCTTCCAGCAACTCGCCACCGACGTGCGGTTAGCGCAGGCCGATTTCGCGGCGGGCCGGATCGGGTCCGGGGACCTCGCCACCGCGTTGAACGTAGCCCAACAGAGCGCCATTGGGATGCGGACCCAGGGTATCGTCCCGACCGGGAAAGATCTCGGGGCGTTCAACCAGGTCATGCGGGCGAGCGTGCCGCACGCGCACGCATCATCTATGCAGATGGCGATGCTCCGGTCGCAATTAGCTGGCGTTGGAGCGGTGGCGGTTGGCCTCCCGGGGATCGTGGGCCGGTTAGGATCGACTTTGGCGTCATTCGCGACCAGCGGTGGTGTGGTCTTCGGCGCTGCTGCCGCCTTTGCCGCGATCGCGGCGGCCCTACGCTTAATCGGCAAGGAAGCTCGAGAAGCGAAGGAGAAGATCGCGGAGTTCCTCAAAGTCCAGCAGCAGGTTGCCATCGGGCGGCTCCCGGAGGCGGCCCGGCTGGGGATTACGGCGGG